TAACAAGGTGCTCGTTAGCCTCTTGGGGCAACACAACACAGTGGCGCCACAACTGGATGAGTTATGCGATACTTTTGGACTTCAACCATGGCTAGGAAAATTGCTAGCGAGTTTCACGGACGCACGCGCACCGGAGCGCAACAGGGGTGCTGTAGTGAGCCAGTTGCTCCGGATTGTTGGCGGGGATACTGTGACTGTGAACAGAAAAAACAAGGAAGCTTGGAGTGGCTATTTGCCAACGCGCATTGTGATCTACTCTAACGAGGCCTTACAGTTAACAGAAAATTCAAACGCGTTAACAGGGCGCATGATTGTGCTGAAGATGAGCAATAGTTTCTACGGCAAAGAGGATACTTTTTTGGCAGATAAGTTGGCCAAGGAATTACCCGCCATTTTTAACTGGGCCATTGCAGGACAGCAACGACGCATGGCGCGCGAGGGTCAGCGGTTCCAACAACCAACAACAGGGCGCGAGTTACTGGAATTGATGGAGGAGTTGGGTAACCCAATTGGGTCGTTCGTAACAGACGCACTGGACTACGACCTAGACGCCAAGTCAATGAAGGACGAGGTGTTTATATGTTGGCGCAAATGGGCCACTGCAAAGAACATACCGCCCGGAAGTGACATGGCGTTCAAGCGTAGGTTTCTTGCGGCAACGCAGGACCATCGCGTGACAGCAAGCAGGCTTCGTGTTGATGGTGAGTTGGCCAACGTTTACCTTGGCATTAAGCTTAAACCGAAGGCACAGAAGTACGTGGACAGTATCAGCAACTTTGAACGGGAGGAGATATTTTGAGCAACGCATATTTTCATGTGGATGTTGGGTTCTTTCCGGTGCCTGTAAAGATGTGCTTTACATCACAGGCGTTCTACAAAGTGCTGAAGGACCACGGCATAGCGGCACAGCCGGAGATGGCGCCACTTGAGTTAGGCATCGCGGAGACACATAGTTTTTCTACAAGCAAGGAAGCTATTGTCATCGTGGTGTTCAACCTGATCGAGTGTGTTGACAACGCGGCCCTGTTGGCCAGCGTGGTGGCCCACGAGGCCACGCACGTGGTGGCGCGGGTGCTTGAACACATTGGCGAAGAGGTGGAGGATTTTGGTGAAGAATCGCGGGCGTACCTAACCGAATGGTTGGTGCGTCAAATGTTCACGGCCTGTTTAGTGGAGGTTGCCAAAATTGCAAAACGAAAAGAAAATCGAACAAAGGTTAGTAAAAAAAGTGAAGGAGAAGGGTGGCCTATGCCTGAAGTGGGTAAGCCCGTCGATGACGGGGGTGCCGGACAGGCTAGTGTTCTACAAGGGCAAGGTGATCCCAGTGGAGTTGAAGGACCCAAAGGGAAAACTAAGCGCAAGACAGGAGTTCATGTTCTTGACACTCCTCAACCAAGGCGTGGTAACACACGTTTTGGCGAGCGAACAAGAAGTAGACGAGTTCGTTGATCAACTATGACCGACGACGAAGCCCACGAAGCCAAAAAACGAAACCACATTGCCAAAACAATGTACAACGTTAAACGACGCGCCACTGCCACAGGGGTTCCATTTGAGTTGGACCATAACTACCTGTGCGCAATCGCGCCCGAATATTGTCCTATTTTCAAAACCAAAATACTTTGGGGATTTGGGCAGTCAGGCACTGTGGGATCAAGCGGCCCTGATTCACCGAGCCTAGACAAAATCATTCCTGAAAAGGGGTACGTCAAAGGCAACGTGGCGTGGCTAAGTAACAGAGCAAACATGATTAAGTCCAACGCAACCCAAGACGAGTTGTACAAGGTTGCAGACTGGACACACGAAAAGATAAAGGAGGTAAATAATGGAGGTGCACGACCGCCCCCAATCGGCGACCCTGCAAATACCTACATCACTCGTCCAACGCGTCATCGCATTGTTAACGACGTTACAGCAAGGGAAAGAGCAGGCTACTGATGTTGACATTAAAAAATTTACACCCCTACCAACAGCGCCTAGTGCAGGAGAGCAAGACTCAGCCTCACATGGGACTGCTGATGGACATGGGTCTGGGCAAGACGATAACGGCCCTGACAATACTCAGCCACCTTGAGGGCAAGACGCTGATCATTGGCCCGAAGGCCGTCATTAAAAACGTTTGGAAACAAGAGGCAGGAAATTGGACGCACACAGAGAAGATGAAGTTTGCCCTCATTGTGGGAACACCACAGGAGCGCCTGACAGCGTTGAAGAGCAATTCAGACGTTTACTTGATCAACGTCGAAAACGTGGTCTGGCTTTTCGAGCAGGGGTCCTTGCCGCACTGGAAGACCTTGATAATCGACGAGTCGAGCAGGTTCAAGAATCCATCCTCCAAACGATGGAAATCGCTGAAAGGAAGGCTAAAGACTTTCGAGCACCGGTATATACTGACGGGTACACCTACACCCAAGTCGTACCTAGACCTTTGGACCCAAGTCGGCATATTGGATTTGGGCCAACGATTAGGGAAATCGATGACTTCCTATAAGGAGAAGTTCTTCGAGCCAGAAACAAGGGATCGCAGAACGGGGATGGTCTGGAGTTGGAAGCTAAGACCAAACGCAAAGGAGCAAATTGACGCCTTGATTGGGGACATTTGCGTGTCCCTGCGCAAGGAGGACTATCTGACCATGCCACAGCGTCAGGACATTGTGCACACCATTGAGTGGGAGAAGGCGGCCAAGCAGGCCTACAACACCATGCGCAAAGAGATGGTGGTGGAGGTGGATGCGGAGACCCTGACAGCGGCGTCGGCAGGGGTCCTGACGGGCAAACTGTTGCAAATGACCGCGGGGTCAATCTACTCAGAGACCAAAGACGTGGTGCACATCCACGACACCAAACTAGAATATCTGACCGACATGTTGGACGACACGCCAACCATTGTGTTCTACAACTTCAAACACAGCCTAAAACGGCTTCAGGGCGTTTTTCCTGACGCGGTGCTACTCAGCCCTGACGACGAGAAAACAATCGCCCTATGGCGCTCTGGTAAGGTCCCAGTGCTACTTTGCCACCCTAAAAGCGTGGGAATTGGCCTGAACCTGCAGTGCAACGTGGGTGACACGGCCCAGATCGTTTGGTTTGACCTGCCATGGTCCAGTGAAGACTACTTACAAGCCAACGCGCGCCTGTTCAGACAGGGGCAAGAAAAGCCTGTAATTATTCACCACCTGACCATGCAAAAAAGTATTGACAGTCAGGTCATGTTCGTGCTAGAAGGAAAGATCGACATGCAAAACGCGTTAATGAACGCGCTCAAACTTCAATGATCAAAGTAAACGCCACCATCCGCAGGCTTTCAGACGAAGAACCGGACCCTCTTGAGCACGAGGATTCGTCCTCCGAGCCTACAACCGGCGCAGGGTGGGCGCCGTGGGGGCCAGACACCATTCAAGACGTGTACAACGTCGTGGCTGAGAAGCTGTCCCCACAACAAAGGGAAATCATTGAGGCGCACCTGTCAGGGTACAACTACCATGATCTGGCAGTGACCCAAAAATACTGGCGCTACCATTTTGCGGCGGCGGTTGCTAAAATACGAAAGGAGTTAAAATTGTGAACGGATACATAGTGGAGTATGTCAAGCAAGGATGGCCTACAATAGACATTCAGGTTGACGCCAAGCACCCCATGTTCGAGAAAGATCAAGACGTGCTGTCAATATGGCACTTTGAGAACGAAGACGAACGTGATTTCATACTGCGAGATTTACGCAAGTTTCGAGAACAGCAAACAAAAGGATTAGCATAATGGCAAATGAAGCAACAAATTTATTAACATCTTTGGGCGTAAAACCAAAAGAGCAACGCATTCAGGAAATGGCCGGAGCGGTGACAAGATTGGTGGTAAATGAGGCATTACGCGAGGCCAAGGCCCGTGCGCAGGTGCGAGACTCAAATACTCAGGCGCAGAAGGTCGAAAAACCCTCGCAAAATGGGTAATTCTATATAGGAAAGGCCTTTTTAGGCCTTGAATATAAGGTATACACCATGGCAACGAAATCCAAATACGAGTTCAAAATGGAGATGTGCGACCAACTGATAGAGTTGGGCAAGGTAGGCGCGTCTCAAAAAATGATGTTTGCAAGCGTCGGAATCAGTTCCGCGGCCGCGCAGACGTTTAAGAAAAACCACCCAGAGTTTGCTGAAGCACTGGACATGGCCATTACCCACTCACAGGCTTTCTGGGAAACCCAGTTACTGGCCAATGTGGAGAACAAGGCCTTTAACAGCAGGGTGGCTGAGATAGCGTTGAGGGGCCAATTCCCCTCTGACTACCGCGACGACAAGAGCAGTAAGCTTGAAGTCAAGGCGGACGTCGTGTTGGATTTTTCTGGTGCAGTTACCGACTTGATCACGGCGCTCAAAAAAGCGGCGTGACAATACGTCGGAACTTGTTAATAAGTTCCGACATTTTGTAAGCCCCGAGAGGGGCTTTTTTCACCTTTGCATAAAGGAGAGCATCATCGCTACACATGCACTACTCAGTGCCTCAGGGTCCAAACGATGGATGTCTTGTACACCCAGCGCGCGACTAGAGGCGTCACTCCCCGAACCTAAACGAAAAGCAGGCGCGTTCGACTTCAGCCAAGAGGGCACCACAGCCCACACCATGGCCGAGGCCAAGCTACGCCGGCATTTTGGGCAGATGACGGCCAAGGAGTACAACGAGGCAATTGCAGAGGTCAAGGCAACACCCTACTACGACGAAGACTTTGAGGCGCATGTAGACAACTACGTGCTCTACGTTCGTTCGCAAATTGGCGAGGGGGATACCCCTTACTTTGAGCAACGAGTGGACTTCAGTGAGTGGGTGCCTGACGGTTTCGGCACAGCCGACGTGGTCATAATGAGCGACACTAAAGTCCGAGTTATAGATTTAAAGTTCGGGCGCGGGCTTGCCGT